AAATAGATTGATTGGGGCTGGGTCTGGAGAGTTTAGGAATACGCTATATGCATCAGACATTCTTGATGCAAGCGTATGGAGTTCTTCCAATAGCATCGTCGTAAACGGAGACGATGGAGATGAAATAATTTCAATTGTTCCATATTACAAGAATCGAATTATTGTATTCAAAAAGCGAAGAATATTTCAAATTGATATTCCAGCCAATTCAACATCCGCATCAGACTGGGTTATTTCAATTATTTCAAATAATACTGGATGCGTTGCATCTAACAGTGCTGTTCAGGTTAGCAGTGACATTCTGTTCTTGTCCGACAATGGAATCAGATCGCTTGTTCGTTCGGTTGCAGATGATTTTACATCAGTTGGGATACCTCTTTCGGAGGTTGTTAAAGATGTCATTCAAAGCATTAACACTTCAAAAATCAATATTTCAACAGCAATCTTTTACGACAATAGATACTTTCTGGCTGTACCCACAGGATCGAGCGATTACAATGATACGCTGATTGTTTATAATACAGTTCTTGGTGTGTTTGAAGGAACTTGGAGTCCTCAAGTCATGCAGTTTGCCCTGACAAACTACAATAACGAAGGGTCAAGGGCTATGTTCAAAAAGATTGATGGAGTGATTCAGAAGTATGCTGGATACAAAACTCCGTCTGGGACTACGGCTGACGACTACAAGGATGGTGGGGTTGCCTATCAGTCTTATGTACGCACAAAGGATTTTAACTTTGGCGATCCATTTTCATTGAAATATGGTAGTCATTTTGAGATCGTATTCGATAACTCTTTCTCAACTGATACAACCGTATTTATCCAGCGCGATACAGACGTGGGCGATGTTTCAGTACAGCCAAACATTGACATTTCGAGCAGCACGCTCGTATTGCCATTTGCATTGCCAGCAGTGCTTCCGACAACCGTAAAGAAGAAGTTGGCATCCGATCTACGCAAGTATGAAAAATGGCGGTTGCTAAACATTAAGGTTTCAAGCTCTGGGAATAGGCTGGCTATTAGGCAAATCATTGCTGCTGCAAATCCAGACACAATTGAGATACAGGCAAATATATGACGGCTTTGGAATATATTGAGAAAAGTGGTGTTCCAGAGTCCATGTGGCCTAACCTGGCAGACTGGTTTGGATGGTTTGAGAAGCAGGGCATGGTTGGCATTGTGAGGGACGAGGATGGCATTGCTGGGGTAGCTCTGGCTAGGTGCATAAAAGATGGGCAAAAGCCTGACCATTATGTGCATAGCGAAGATGGTGAGAATGTCTTTGTTGACTTGACGATCTCCTCAAAGGGTGCTAAATCCTTAAGGTGCTTGCTGTTGCTCCTAGCGGAGCGTTTTGGTCCCCGCAAGCGGATCACCTTTAATCGTTCTGGCAAACCAAGGAGTTACGAGTATATGACATTTATGCGAAAGGCTATGGCTTAATATGGGAGGATCACCATCTATTCCCGCACCGCCTCCTCCGCCCAATCCTGTTGACGCGGCAAGGGCGAATGATCTTTATTATAGATCATCCCTTGAAACCTATATTGCAAATCAGCCGGATATTGCAAAACTTGAGCAAGATTTGCGGGAAAAGTATTCCCCTCGCCAGCGCGAGCTGGAACGCCAAATGTCTGCACTTGATTTACAGCGTTCCTCCCAGGCGGCACTTCAGGTTGAGCGTGAACTTGGCCCACAGCGTTCGCTAGAGGCTATGCGTCGCCAGTTTGAAATGTCTCCAAATGCGTTTGCAACACAGCAAGGATTGGGGCAACAAGCAGCATTACAATTTGCAAGACTTTATGGTCAAAACCCTATGGGAGCCGTACCGCTAGAAGTACAACAGTCTGCTGGTGTTAAACCGATTGATTATCTTACTGGTCTTCCGAGAACACAAATAAGTTAATATGGCAACTAATTCAAGATTTACATACAAATCTCGTGCTGAACAAAAGGCAAAGCTTGCTGAAGAAGAGGCTGCCAAAGCAAAAGCACAAGAAGCAAAACTTAAAGCAGAGGCGGCTGCGAAAACTGTTAAAGTTGTTTCTCAAATTCCAAAGCTTCCCGAAGCAAAAACATTCACACAAGCTGTTGCGAATTATTCAACTGCTTTAAGTGGAGTTGATCCATCAACAATAAGCTCTCAAGATGTAAGCAAATTAAATGCTATTGCAAAAACAATAAGAGATTTTGACTCAAAGAGTTTAAGTGAAAATGCAAAGGGAATTATACGCAGATCGGGCGATGCGATTGATGCAATTAACGCAATACAAGCTCAAAAAGTAGTAGCGAAAAATGCTGGACTAGCTGCTAAAAATTGGTGGGAAAGAGGTGCGCAAGGACAGGCTGAAAAAGGGAAATCTCAAGTAGAAAGAGATAAGCTTGAAAGACTAAAACTTGAGGCGACGCAAAATAAATCAAAATACATTGAATCACTTTCAAGATTTGGACTTGAAGATATTGCAAGTGGCATTGGAACAAAGAAAAAAGACGTAGAAAATATAAGCAAGGCTGTTGCCGAACTTTCGGCTGGGAAGGTTGTTGGAACTGGCGGGTTGGACAGCAGACTAAACATTCAAGTAAGCGATGCTCAAATTCTCGATGACGTAAATACTGCAAGAAAAAATAATTTCAAAAGTCTTTACGATAATGGGAATGCCGTAATTACGGATCTCCAGAGTCAAATCTCTGTTGGAAAATCATTTTTAGCTGACCTTGGAAAGAATGATTCAAGAAGGGCGGCAGCGCAGAAACAGGTTGATGATTTAAGGAGTCAGCTTGCAACAGCGCAAGCCGATACTCTTAAGGCTAAAAATGCTTACGAAAAATATAGGCCACTTTCTGGGACTCAAGCAACTACCGCAATTTCTCAATTTAGGGAAAAACTTCGTCTCCCAGAAGAACGCACATTAGCTCAAATTGATGTAATTGATCCTACGGTTGGTGCTACTGTTCGCGCTCTTTCTACGCAATACAAGACAATGGCCGAGACTCCTCTTGGCCCAACAACTACAGCGCAGACTGAAGACCTTCGCAATCGTATTGAGCAAGAAGCAATCAATCAGCTAAAGCTTGGGTCAACGCTTGGCGAAGAAGAGCGTCGTCAATACGAACAAGCAACAAGGGCTGCACAGACTGCTCGCGGAAATGTCTTTGGCCTTGGACCAGCAGTACAGGAAGCGGCTAATATTGGAGCAGCGGCTGAACAACGTAAGCTTGCACGCTATGGTGCGGCTGCGTCATTCCTTGGCTCCGGCGAGACTACTGGTGCAGCTACAGCCCGCGACCTTGGCTTACGCAACGCTCTTGAGCAATCTCGCTTGGGTGCAGCTCAAGGCTTTGTTGCAAGCGGTCCGACGATGTATAATTTGGCTTCCCAGCGGCTTGGCACACAGCAGAACTTGCTTAACAACTACCTTGCAGCATCTGCACCTCAAGCTACTGGCGGCTTCCAAGCCACGCCTTCAGCCGCTAATCCGTATGCCTACGTCAACCCGAACGCTGGATTTGTTGGTGCGCAGAATGCGGCGAGCATTTACAATACGTTGGCGGATTACACAGCACGGACGTATGGTGCCAATGTTGGTGCAATTGCAAGCCAGCCTTCAGGGGCGCAACAGTTTGGTGCAATTGCTTCTGGCATTGGATCATTTATACCAAGCTTTTCATTCAGCAAATAGGAGATAAATATGGGACTAAGTTTTAATATTGAAGGACCAGAAACTAGGAAGCTTCGAGAATCAGAAGCGCAAGAGCGAGCATTAAGGTCAAGGCTTGTGCAATTGGCAATAGACAAAGAAGATCCGATTAAACGTGGTGAAGCCATAGATGCTTCATTGCGAGTTTTGCAGGATCAAAACGCAACAATTGGGCAAAAGGCTGCTGCTTACGCTAGGGCTGGTGAACTTGGCGGAACAAGGCAAGTTGAGGGAGTTGGGGCTGTGCCAACAGTAGTTCCAGAGGATCAAGTAAATGACCTAATGACTCGCAGAACACAAATGGGCGCACAAAGATTGGCTGCAATAAATCAGCAAATAGATCAATACGATCAAGTTGGCGACAAATATAATGCCGATGCCTACAGAACAATGCGTGATTTGCAATTCAAAAATGCTAAAGATAATTTCAAGAAGCTTCCAATTAAGCAAGCAGATGATCTTGTTGAGTTTAAGAATCTTGTTGAGCTTGGGGCAAAAGCACTTGATACAGCCAGCGAAAATCTTTATGGTCCAGTTTCTGGTCGCATTGAGGCTGGGAAATCTTATTTTGGAATGAGTCCAGACTTCACTACAATGAATCAAGCATATGCTGGAGTTAGAGATCAGATATTAAAAGCAAGGTCTGGCGCGCAAGTAACCGATGAAGAGGCAAAAAGATTTTTACAAGAAATTGGAGATCCATATACTGGAGATTACAGGCAGAGGCTTGAATTATTTACAGC